GCATTGTATATCGATTCTTGAGAGCGTAGCAGCCATAGCATGTTGTCCCTGATATCTTAGCCAGGATGGAGCCCAGCTTACAGGCCCAGGCCGGGAGGTTGATTGAGTAGCAGGGCATCTTGCTTGGTACGCTCAGGCCTCCAACTATCTTGCTTGCTTCTTTCTTTAACATATCTTTCTACCTCTGTTATATCATTTGAATGCGGCTATATTATGGCGCTTGTTAATTGCTCGCTTGTTGCTTCCGGGGATGTGGAGCTGCGGGGCTTCCACTGCTCGCTTGTTGATCATGATCCGGGGACCGTATTTGGTCCATCCATTGCTCATGATCTTGAGCTCAGCTGCGATGGTCAGCAGCTGGCCCGGGTTAGCGTGTGATACTTCTATTGTGAATTTTTTAGTCAAGCAGCACCATATATTCTCTAGCAAAATGCTGTCTGAACCAGTCCAGCCCATTGCGCACTTTTTGCCAATCATCCTGGTGTTTTGAGATCCCAGGCGGTTGACCTGTCTTAGCGTCCAACTCTTCAGCCAGGTGATTATACGTCACTGTGTAATCATAAACCTGGGCCGCGAATTCTGGCAGGTCAATAGATTGACCACTGAACGGGTTTGTTCTTTTTACCATTGTTGTGGAATCTGATTTAATTCCAAATGGCAGTTTCATTTTTTTGTTTTTGTACTCTATTATTTTCATATATCCTTTATTGTTAGCGCTGGTCCCGGTGGTTCAACTTTATAACCTTCAGTCACCGAGACCGGTGGATACTTTCACAAATTTATTGCACCGGGAAAATATCAAACGAGGGCAAGACTGTATCCTACATCATCCCAGAACCATTGTCAAGCTTGTTGCTCGCTTGTTGCTGGCTCTTTTTTATTTTTTCTTGGCCAAGCCATTTTTCTAGACCGAAGTCTTATGATACTTTAAACTTGACCAGGTCAAGCAATCTTTAGCATGCTCAACATATTGTATGATTACCTGACCCCGGATCCTTGGACACATAAATAGGATTTTATAATCATCCAAGAATCCGGGCTCAAGTTTGGTCAAGCGGCTTAATATTAATTTATAAAGCCGCGTAACCGCTTGACCCCTGATCCAGCAACAATTGTTTGGCCCTATGGAAACTGGATCAGGGCTCAAGTTTATGGCCAAGTAGCTTTAACACTGGGATTTTGGCTGGCTCTTAACCCATAGACACGTCTTGCAAGTCATCATCTATGCCGTGTATTTATTATACCCATCCGCTACCGGCTTACTTGACCCCTGATCCATCATACAATGGATCAGGATTCAAGTTATCTAATAAAATAGATAAAGGTTAAACCAATTCCTAAGACTATTACATAAAATAGTATACTGTCTAAAATCATAATTTATCCTTTATAATCCCTTGCTTTTTAAATGTCAATAGCTTATAAATATATTTTTAACTTAAAGGAGAAATAAATGGCTAGAGTAAGAAATAATCAAGGACATAGGACAAAAATACTTAATGTATTTATGCGACCTTATCTGGAACAAGAACATACGCAAGAAAAAGAGGCATTTGATCAAGCGAGGGAAATTGTAAAACCTTTGCAAGATAAAACTTGGAAACTTGCTGAACAAATTGTAAGCCGACACTATACACCAGAAGATATTAAGATGGCTTATCATCTTCAAAACAAATTTCCAAATGTAAATACTATTGCTAAAGATAGTTGTTTCCATTTTGGGTATATGAACGAAAAAGGTTCAAGCGAAAATATTGAAGAGGGTGATGAAGAGAAGTACATTACAAAGCATTTTGATTTCCGACTTGATGGAAATATAAATGGTTCAGAATATAATAAGCAAAATGATTTTGCTTATGCTTATTTTCGTGATGAACTAAAAGGCAAAGTTAATAAGGGTGAAAAATGTAATCCTGATATTAACATTGAACAAAAATGGGGTGATGGTAGTGGCGAAAGTAATCACTCCAACCCCCATTGGACACAAGTTGATCATGCCAATTCAAGGGAACTTGGATTGAGTGGTGGTAAAGAAAATCAAACTTGTTATGCTCGTGAGTGGAATGATGATTATGAACTTGATTTGATTGGGCGAGAGTATTGCCGAGATAGGCAACTTAATTGCGATCAAAAAGAGTTTGCAATTCTTATGACTTGGCAAAGTGCAAAACAAAAACTGATCATGGCACATACTAAATGGATTGAAACTATTTTAGAACAATGCAAAGTTTTAAAATCTGGTTTAAGAGATCATGTCTATTTAGAACAATCCATTGACATGGCTAAAAAAATGGGATTGACCATAAATGAAACTGATATTCTTGCAACTACCTCTAAAGGTATTGTGGTTTCAAATACAGATATATTAAATCATTTAGCTAGTCTAAAAAATAAGACCCAAACTAGAGATCAGAAAATATTGGCACGTCAAATATACGACCAACAACAAGCTAAATAACAGCTTTACATTTAGGGGATTATCCCATATAATCCCCTTTATGTTTACTTCAATTCAAAAAGATAAAAAGTTTAAAATCAAATACACAAAAAATGATGGCGAGGAAGTAAGACGACTCGGCATTATAACTGATGATTGTCGTGGATTTGGGAATAGAAAAATAGACAATCGCCCTTTTTTACATTACTTTGATCTAGATAAAAAAGGATATAGATACGCAACTAATTGGGAGATATTATAATGGCTGATAAAACAATAAAACTACAAGGCAGTAATTGGTTTGCTACTTTTAAAACACAAAAAGAGTTGAAAGATTATATTGAAAGTCACAATCTAGCTGAGGAACGTAGACTACTTTGGCTAGGTGTTATGTTTGGAAGTAATCACCTTGCCCATATTGTCAATGAAACATTTGACTTAAAATATAAAAAGGACAAAAAATGAAAGATTGGAAAGAAATAAAAGCTTTACCAATATATCTGCAGCCGAAAATACTTTCGGCTGTTGCATATATTCACGAAACTTCACCTAATATGGATAAGGCAGTTGGCAGAATAAATACTTTGATGAAACATTTAAGCGATAAAGAGATGTCTTACGTTATGTCGCTTTTAGTTTTTGATAAGATTATTGATATGGTTAAAGATAGTGATGAGTTTAAAAACCATACTCAATCAATGAAAGAAAGAACAATACAATGAAATATTGCCAAGGACCAAACTGCCATAAGTATAGAACTAAGGACCGCATACGTGGTCCTAAAGGCGATAAGCATTATGAAACTCGCAAGAGTTCTACATCATCATCTACGTTAAACTATCTCGGTGGCAATGCATGTTCAATGACATGTCAGAATGATTGGTTTGATAAGTTTGGCAACATGGCAGTTGATCACTTCGGCAGAATACACGAGCCTAAAAGAACTAATTGTGATCAGGCTTGGTATAAAGATTGTGATTGGAACAGTACTTATAATGGTGGTACTCCACGTCATTACTTTGTTAATGATTTACTTGGGGAACGCAGACCAATTACACAAGCACAATACAATGACGAGAACTTAAGAACACCAACAACCCAGACGTAAACATGAACCGATCACGCGGCGTAGCCGCGTGATCTGGGTCCTTATCCAGCTTCAAATAATCACCGATCCGAAACCATCAAACCCCCTTAATGAAAAGGGGTCCCACTGCTTTTGCCTTTATTGCTTGATTTAGAGTGTCATAGGCGTTAAAAACATGTTGGGACCCACTATGAACCTAGAAAATATAAATATTTCAAAATTACCTGTAGATGTACGTAAAACCTTTAAAAGATATCAGGTTTTGCATGCAGAAAAGAGAATACAGAATCAAGCAAAAAAAGATTTTTTAAGTTTTGTAAAATGCGTGTGGCCAGATTTTATTGAAGGGTCCCATCACCGACATATTGCAAAAAAATTTAATGATTTGGCAAGTGGTAAACTTAAACGTTTGATCGTGAATATGCCTCCAAGACATACAAAATCAGAATTTGCGTCATATTTGCTGCCTGCGTGGATGGTGGGCCGTAATCCAAAATTAAAAATAATTCAAGCCACCCACACCGGAGAATTAGCCATTCGGTTTGGTCGAAAAATCAAACATTTG